CGAAGCACCCGGTTATGACGTACGTGTATGGTGCGACTATCAAGGGTACTGCCGAGCATCTGGAAGAACTGCTGTTGCGTGATGTGCTGCCAGCGACTGGTATGCACTGGGAGGATGGCGACGATACTATGGCGTACTGCCGATACGCAGCTAAGAAGCTGTTCGCCGGTATTGCAGCTACTGTTCCGGCAGCAGCGGCCGCTATGCAGTGGCTTAAGGGAATTGCACGGCAGCAGCCGAACGGTCGCCGCATGCAGTGGCGTACGCCTACTGGGTTCTTGGTGCAGCACGATTATCAGGAGTACGAGGATGTCCGCATCCTGCTGAATTCCTGTAACGTCGTGAAGGTCACAGCACGGGAGTATCTGGAAGGAACGCGAGCACACGCTATGCAGAACGCCATCGCCCCGAACTTCGTGCATGCTATGGATGCGAGCCACCTGACCATTGTGGCTAACCAGTGCGCCGCAGAGCACATCAGCATCGTCGCCATCCATGACTCGTTCGGAACGCATCCGAGCGACGTACAGCGCATGCACGGCATCATCCGTGAGGGGTTTGTGCAGTTGTACAGCAACCCGAACCTGCTTGGTGAATTCATGTGGGAGGTTGGGGCAGTCGGGGAGCCTCCGCAGCGGGGCGACTTCGATCTGCAAAACGTCCTGAACAGCGAGTTTTTCTTCTGTTAATTAGAAGTACAGGTTATGAATACTAGCAGCGGAAGGAGGGGTAAGGGGAGGAAGGCAAAGACTCCCATCCCTTCATACAGGAGGTGCAATGAGTGATAACATCGAGGTAAAGTTCCACCCTGAACAGATCAAGTATCTGGAAAAGGTATTCCCGACAAGGGTATTCCCTCAGAGTGCAACTGAGAACGAACTCAGGTACTACAACGCACAACAGTCTGTGTTGGAGTTCATCAGGAGTAAGTCAAGTGGAAGACGGTAATACTGTACTGACACTCTGGCGAACTACTGGACTACCTGTTCAGAACTACTCGTTATTCCAGCGAGCATGGGATGAGTGTATAGAGCTTCAGCTACAGGACAAGGAGACTTGGGCCAGTAGGGCTGTACTCGCACTTCAATCTCTAGATCGTTGGGAGATAGGTGTATTCAATGGATGCACGATTGTTGGTGCTGTATGCGTGGCACGTGACACTACAGACCCGCATGTTGGTGAATGCCTTAGTGTATTCGCGCAGTACGTCGTTCCGGAGCACAGGAACAAAGGAGTGTCGTTACGCTTGATGCGGGCTGCTGTTGCAATCGCGAAGGTGAACGGCTACAAGTGCCTAGCCTACACACATCGTCTAGGTGACTGGCGTTACGAAACCGTTTATAGAAAGATTACCTGATGAAGAGTCCGAAGGTAGATACGTCCGGTCAAAAGGCCGCTGCTCAAGCCGCAGCCGAAGCACAAGCCGCCGCGAATAACTTGCAGAAGAATTTCGCTGCCGATTTGAAGACAGACAACCTGACTGAAGTAGTGGCTGCCGGCACTGCCGACAACGTTGCTACGGTTACGGATAGTGCGCTACGTAAGCGCAAGCAACCCGCTGGCCTGAGCACTCAACTCGGATTGAACATCTGATGGCCCGCGTGTCCCACAAGGCACTGTTCGACAGGCTGCGGGACACCAACGTCATTACACGTGCTACACAGTACGCGCACTGGACGTTGCCCCAGCTTATGGCGGATTACACGCAACTGCGTGAAGGTTCTGCCAACGTTGAACGTGACTACCAAGAGATTGGTGCGATTCTGGTTAATCACCTATCCACCAAGCTGGCGCGTGTGTTGTTCCCGACGCAGTACCCGTTCTTCAAGATCGAGTCATCTAAGCAGCTTCGTGAAGAAGCCCGCAAGGCCGGCATCTCTGATCAAGAGTATAACGCCGGTACTGCCAAGCTGGAGATGATGGCTTCTGGCCGTCTGTTCCTGAACGCCAGCTACGCACAGTTGATCCTCATGCTGAAGCACTTGATCATCACCGGCAATGCGCTGGTGCATCGTGATAGTAAGGCTGGGAAATGTACAACGTACGGCTTGCAGTCGTTCGTAACCCGCCGTGATGGTAAGGGTAGCGTGCTTGACTGTGTGCTGCGTGAATCAACGTATGTTGAAGCACTTCCACCTGATGTGCAAGCTGCTCTTAAGAGTAGCAATCGAGCGCTGTACAGTCGCCCTGAGCAAGCTGTCGAAGTCTTTACGCGAATCCACCGTGGTTATCGTGGCACTACCGTTGGCTTCGAGGTATCTCAAGAAGTTGATGTTATCCCTGTTGGCGAGCCTAGCTGGTATCCTGAGCACCTGTGCCCGTGGATCATGCCGACGTGGAGTATCATCGCTGGGGAGCACTACGGTCGAGGTATGGTTGAGGACTACGCAGGCGGCTTTGCTAAGCTGTCAGACATGTCTGAGGCGCACGCCATGTACTGTGTAGAAATCATGCGTGTGCTGCACCTCGTTAGCGCGAGTTCCGGCACTGACATTGACGACTTCATGGCAGCAGAGACTGGTGAGTACCTGCGAGGTGATCCGAACTCGGTATCCGTGCATGAAGGTGGTGACAAGGGCAAGCTAGAGCAAGCCGCTATGGAGATTGATCGAATCTTCCAGCGACTGGCTAAGGCATTCATGTATCAGTCGAATGTACGGCAGGCTGAGCGTGTCACTATGTACGAGTTGCAACGTGATGCACAGGAAGCCGAGAATGCGCTTGGAGGCGCTTATAGCTCCCTTAGTTCTGGTGTGCAAGTACCGCTGGCGCATGTCACCCTTCTCGAAGTATCAGACGCTGCCTTAGCTGGTATTGTGTCTGGTGAAGTCAAGGTTGATGTAACAGCAGGTATCCCGTCGCTTGGTCGCTCTGCCGATGTGCAGAACATCATCCAAGCCGCACAGGAAATTGCAGCCGTGGCCCCTATCGCTCAGATTGATACCCGTATCGACGTGAAGCGTGTAGCCGATGTGATCTTCGCTGGCCGTTCGGTGGATAGCTCTACGCTGTTCTTCTCCGAGCAAGAGCAAGCGCAAATCGCAGCAGCAGAGAAACAAGCAATGCAGGGCCAGCAGCAGTTACTGCAAGCTGCCTCTGTAGCAGATCAATCCAAGCAGATCGACGGTCTGCTCTCACAAGGATAACAAATGACCCAAGCAGTTCCGACTGAAGGCTTTAACAGCGGCCTGATCCAAAACACGCCGCCCGCGAACCCACAACCCGGCTTTGTTGTCCCGCCTGCCGGTAATGCTCCGGCCCAAGTACCTGCAACACCTGCTCAGCAGGCACCAGCACCGCAGGGCAATGACGCCCTTGCCTCCGCAATCGCGGCGCTAACGCAGGCTCTTGGTACGCAGGCTGCACCCGCCGTAGAACCGGCTGCACAAGAGCCGGCTATCCAAGGCGTTCCGCAGAACCTGAACGATTTCGATGTCAGTTCTCTGGATGACCCGATCATGCGCAGCATGGCTACGGTTATGCAGACTGTCGGCAAAGACCTCAACATGGATCGCGCTATCGGCAAGGCACTGGCTAATGGCCGTGTTGATCTGATTGACGTTGCGTACATCACCGAAAAGGGTGGTGCTAACGCACAGCAACTGATTACTATCGCTCAAGGTCTGGTGCAGGCTGTCGAAGCCAAGAGTGCTGCTGCTACTGCCAAGGTGTATGCTCTGGCCGGTGGTCAGCAACAATGGGATGCTGGTATTGCAGCCTTCAACTCCGGTGCTCCGCAAGAGCTTCGTGTCGTTGTCGGCCAGATGCTCGACTCCGGTAAGGACAACTTGATTGACGCTGGTGCGAAGATCATTGTTGAATTCAGCAAGAACTCTGGTCTGCTTCCGCAGAACAAGCCATTGCTGCAACAGGGTGCTGCCAGTGCAGTTGCTGCGCAAGCTCTGGACAAGGTTGGCTTCCAAGCCGAACTGCGTAAGCTCAATCCGAACGAACGTGGCTTTGAGGCCGCCCGAGCAGAACTCTTTGCCCGCCGTCAGGCTGGTAAGAACCTCGGCATGTAATCGGGCACTTGCCCACCTTAACTTAGAAAGAACCAAATGGCTGCAACTTCTTTTGCTGTTACGAATACCCGCCCGCATTACGCTGGCGCAAACGCTGATCAGGACATCCACCTCGAAGCGTACGAAGGCGACATCGACGGCTCGTTCCGTGTCGAGTCCCTGTTCCGCTCCAGCGGTCTGACGAACTTCAAGTCCGTCGAGAACAAGTCGAACACTTGGCGCGGTGATCGCATCGGTGGTGTGTCCGTCAAGGGCCGTCGTTCCGGTGAGACGCTGGACAAGACCCGCATCCCGACCGAGAAGTTCCTGATTTCGGTTGACACCACGTCGTACATCCGCAGCACCATCGACTACCAAGACGACTGGACTGCTCCGGACTTCCAATCCGAGTACAGCGCCGAGCACGGCAGTGCTCATGCGAAGTCGTTCGACGGTGCTCACGTGATCCAACTGATCAAGTGTGGTACGTGGGTTGCCCCGACCTCCCTCAAGGATTCCGGCGCGTTCTACGACGGTATCAACGTCACCATGACCGGCTACACCGCTCAGACCGACGCTGAACTGAAGGCCGCTCTGCTGGTGAAGTACCACAAGGACGTGCTCGCTACGTTCGTGAAGCGTGACCTCGGCGGTTCGCTCTCTGAGTTCGTCACCCTGATCGACCCGGACACCTTCAACGTGCTGCTCGACCATAAGAAGCTCATGAACGTCGATTTCTCCAGCGTTGCTGCTGGTCAGAATGACTTCGCGATGCGTCGTGTTGGTTGGCTGAATGGCATCCGCGTTATCGAAACCCCGCGTTTCCCGACCGGCGCCATCGCTGCACACCACCTCGGCTCGGCGTTCAACGTCACGGCTGCTGAAGCCAAGGCCCGCATGATCGTGTTCCACCCGCGCAAGACGCTGGTGACGGTTGAGGCCAAGGGCATGACTGTCCGTGTGTGGGACCACGAGGAAGAGATGACCAATGTCCTCGACTCCTACACGATGTACACGGTTGGTATCCGCCGTGGTGACGCTGTTGCGGTCATCAACTCGGACTGATTCCGGCCACCTTCTAGGGGAGTCTGCCTTCGGGCAGGTTCCCCTTTTCCTTTATAAGGCGCATTTATGAAGCTACTTGATGCAGTAAATCTGATCCTCCCGAAGCTCGGGGAGCATAGTGTCACCAGTCTGGAAATTAAACACCCGACGCTTGCAGTCATACTGCCTGAAGTAGAGAATGAACTTCGTGTTGTGCTCAACAAGGGTTGGTGGTTCAACGAGTTTGACTACACAGCGCACCCTGACTCTGAGGGTATCATTATGCTTGGCAGTACTGCACTGACCTTCACACCGAAGTACGCTGAGACTGCTGTGCAACGCGGGCAGCAACTGTACAACCCCGAAACGCTGTCTTATGTATTCACGTCTCCGGTCGAGGGCCGCGTTCGGCAGTACATCGAATTTGACCTGTTGCCAGAGTCTATGGCGCAGTACGTGTTCTACACGTCCCTGTGCAACATCTATACAACCGACATTGGTGTAACCCAAGAAGTACAGGTGTGGATGTCCCGTGCTGCTGCTGCGTACTCGGATGCGCTTGCTGAACATCTACGTCAGCGCAAGTACAGCACCCGCAGCAGTCGTCGTTGGTCTAACCTTCATCGCGCACTTCGGAGCTAAGCATGAGTACTTTTGAGGCAGCATTCAAGTCCCTGCTGCAAGGTGTATCACAACAGATTCCGTCTGAGCGGTTGCCGGGGCAGTTGTCCGCGCAGCTTAACATGATGTCCGATCCGGTGACTAACCTACGACGTCGTCCGGGTGCAGCGTACGCGCATCACTTCGCGTGGGGAGATGCTACGGACAACAACATTGTTACGTGGTTCACGGATGTTGCAGGGCAGCGCTGCCACGTACTGCTTAACACCAGTAACGGTAAGATCAAGCTGTTGGATGAACGATACAACACGCTGGCTGATCTTGATGGTGGTACGTACCTCACGACGTCTGATCCTACAAAGATTCGCGCTGCAACCGTAGGTAATGAGTTCTTCATTGGAAACTGTGGTGTGCAGCCCTACACTGAGGCCGTATGGACAGGTGATGCGCCTAGCACGTACGGTTTCTTCTACATCGTAGCAGGTGCCTTCGGGAAGGGCTATACCCTGTCTATCGGAAGCACCACCACGACCTACACAACCCCGAGTGGTGCTGGTGCGGGTGACTCGGCGTACGCTACCCCGGAGTACATCGCAAAGGCTCTGGTGAATCAACTGCGCGGTTCCGTAGCAACAGCAGTGCGTATTGACGCACTTCCGGCGAACTTTACGTTGCAGAAGTACAACGGCTCCGCGTGGGTTGCGGTTGTTGTAGGCGATGTATTCACTAAGGCGCAGCTTGAGGCTGATACGTTGCGCATAAACAACACTAACTCCGCGCAGCGGTCTGACACGTTCAAGGCGTCCATCCAGTTGAGCACTGGCTGGCACGCAACACAGGCGAGCGTGTATTACACGGTGCTGGCGAGTACTACTCAAGTGCTCGACGACATCGGAGCGTTCTGCGCGCTTGTGGATGATCTGCCCGAGTTGGTTGGTATCACTATGAGCCGTGAGAGCGCGTACGTCCTTGTGCGCGGTACTGGAATCACTGTGAATACGCAGACCGGGCAATCGTATATGGTTGCGTCAAAGAATAGCTGGGTAAGTTCTGCAAGCGTGCTGCCTGCCCGCCTCCCGGCTGCCGCTAATGGTATGGTGGTCAGTGTAGGTAGCTCAGAGCTTCCTCAGTACTTCAAGTACGATAGCGCTAGTACGCGGTGGTTGGAGTGCGCAGAGTACGGCTCGCCTACGGTGTTGAAGAATATGCCAGTTGGTCTGTACTACGACGGCACCGCGTGGCTTGTAAGCCCCGGTGACTTCGAGGGGCGGTTCGCTGGGAATGACGCGAGCAATCCAAGCCATGAGTTTATCACTTATGGTATCACTGGACTGGGCACCTACCAAGGCCGTTTGGTGATTCTGTCCGGGCCTATGGTATCGTTGTCCGGTTCTGGTAATCCACGACGATTCTACCGCAGCACTGTAACGTCTGTGCTGATGGCTGATCCGATTGAAATCGGTAGCAGCATGAATAGCTCCGCAGCGTACGAGCATGCAATCCCGTTCCAGAAGGATTTGGTGCTGCTGTCAAAGGCGTACCAAGCTGTACTCCCATCTGGAAATGCCGCAATCTCGCCGACTACCGCAACAATTGTTCCGACCAGTTCGTACGAGGTGGATACCACGTCTGCCCCTATCGTTATCGGTCGGACCCTACTGTACGCCACCCCGCGAAGTGAAGACTTCTTTGGTGTGTTCGAGATGGTGCCGTCGTCCTACACGGACTCGCAGTACGTGTCACAGGATAGCACCCCTCATCTTCCGAAATACATGGCCGGGCGTTGTCGCTTTGCTGTGTCGTCGAGCGTCTCCAACATGGCGCTGTTCGCACCGTCAGGGGATACACGTAGCCTGATCGTGCATGAGTACCACTGGGACGGTGACACTAAGGTGCAGCAGTCGTGGCACACTTGGACGTTCCCCTACCCGGTGGCACGGGCGTACTTCGCATCTGAGAAGATTGTGCTACTGTTCGTGCGGAATTCAACGTGTGTTCTATGTACGATTGACCCGCGCGTAGGTGTGCTAACGTTTGACTATGCGCGTAGGCCATTCCTCGATATGTACGTTATGTCGTCCATCACGGACCATGATGTGCCTATGCCAGCTTGGATGCAGGCGTTCGACACCGGTATGATCCACGACATCAAACTCGTATCTACTACAGGTGCGCTTGCTGGGGAGCCTGTTGGGTTCAGTGTTGGCGGTGGTGGGATAGCCAATACGATCACTACGGTGCGCTCGCATCCGAGCGGTAACGTTGGTATTGGTATCCCATACCGTAGTATGTTCAGCCCGACCCCGCCGCAAATCAGGGACTACAACCAGAGTGTAATTCATTCTGGCAAGGCGACGTTGTTGCACTACGCACTTGGCACCAAGAACTCCGCAGAGTTTAACGTGATTGTGAGTGACTTGCATGACAAGGCAATGGTAAGTGAGTCCGTAGGTAGTACGTTGTATTGGTCGTCCGCTGAGTTGGCGCTGGGTCGGTCACTGTACAGTACTGCGAGTGTGAGTATCATTCCATGCCGCACAGACCTGCGCACAACCGCGTGCAGCATTTACACCGATGGCCTCGGTGAGTTGAACGCAGTGTCGCTGGAGTACGTGGCGAAGTACCACCCTAAAATCAAACGGAGATAACCATGCAACTTGTGGAGCAAGTAATGCAGCATGTGGGTACTATGACCCGCACAGAAATTCGAGACGCCATCCTGCACACGCAGTGGTGTATCGAAGAGAGTGAACACGCCCTCACCAGTGAGTCATGCCCAGTGCAGCATTTCTTCGCTCCAGGCTGCTACGCCCGCGAGATGACTATGCCAGAGGGTATGTTTATTGTGGGGGCGATACATAAGTACTCACATGTAAATATTCTAAGTAAGGGTAGGGTGCGGGTGCTCACAGAACTTGGATGTGAAGAGTTCAGTGCCCCGCGCACCTTTATATCGGAACCCGGCATAAAGCGCACTGTGCTGGTACTAGAAGACGCTGTATGGACTACTGTTCATCCTACTAATAGTACGGATGTTGCGGAGATTGAGCGCGAGGTGCTGGCATCCGATTATTCTGAACTTGAGATAACAGCTACATTTAAGGAGGTGGTTTAAAATGACCTATTGGGTAGCCGGTGCTGCAATCGCCGCCAGTACAGCAACGAGTCTGTACTCCGCCAGTTCAGCAGCAAGTGCGAATGCTAAGAATCTTAGTAGACAAAGCAATGCGGAGAACGCCGCGATTGCTAAACAGAACATGAGCCAGATCGTGCGTAATAGTTACCGCACTGGGATGGCTAATCTGCAACTTGGTTTGCAGAAGAAGCAGATGGCTAAGGCAGGCATGGACCTGTCAGTTAATGAGGTAGCAGCACTCGCCCAAGCGGACACACTTAAGGCCGCGACAGGTAGTATCGGTGCGTCTGCTGATGCTGCGCGTAACGACATCAAGATGCGCGCGGATGCGGCGAAGCTATCACAGCAGGACGAGTACGAGAACATGTTGGAGAACTACAACAACGAGCTTGAGGCCAATCGTATGAACGCCACGAATGCTGTTGTCGAGGCACGGCGCTACACGTACAACGGCCCTAGCGGCGGTGAGATGCTGACTGGTGCTGTTGTCGGTGGGCTTGTGTCGTTCGCTGGAAGTTACGCGGCCCGCTCTGCAAAGCTCGGCCTTGGGGCTACTACTGGGTCCGCCACTGGCGGTTCTTCTTATTCTGACGCATCAGCTATGTGGGATTAACAATGGTACAACGCACTTACGAAGCCCCGTCGTTTGAACGGCAGGACCAACGCAGTATTAAGC